GGTGAAATCAACCCTGCCATTCAGCAGATGAAGCAGTCCGAGGCCGAGCGCGCAGCCGCGGCCAAGGAACACGCTGTTGAGGAACACTTCAAGGCAATCCGAGCCAAGCACAGCGATTTTGACACGCTGGTAGGCAATGGGACCCTGAATAAGTGGATCGACAGCAAACCTGCCATCTTTCAGGAGTCCCTCACCCGGGTCGCCTCGAAGGGCACTGCTGAGGAGGTCATTGAGATGTTCGACCAACTCAAGACTGACTTAGGCATGACGTCTCCGCATATCACCACTCAAGGAGATAAGCGAGAGAAACTGAAGTCAATGGTGGCAGTCCGGGGCGGAGCCCCGGTGATCCCAAAAGGCAAGGAGGTCGCCACGAGCGACTACGACGCCGCATGGGATGAGGCCAACCGGACCAAGTAGACCCCCGCTGTCTCCGCATCCTCTAAGGAGACACACCAATGGCTGGATCTATTACTGCTTACGGCGACGGCAACGGCACCACGTACTCTTCCATTTCCCCCCGCACCACGGCCTACGTGGTCAAGGACCTTCTGGAGCGTGGCGCTCCCTACCTGGTTTTCGAGAAGTTTGGCCAGGCGAAACCCATCCCGGAGAAGCACTCCCAGGTGATCAAGTTCCGGCGTTACTTCCTGAACTATGGCACCTTTTCCTTCGGCAGCGGCTCGGCCGATGTCTACAACCCCGCCCAGTATTACGCTGACACGGGTACCAACGGTCTGTTCACGGTCGGCTCCGGTGTTACCGGCCGCAAGATTCTGACCGAGGGCGTGACCCCCAGCCCGACCGCACTGGATACCGAGGACATCTCGGCCACTCTCGTGCAGTACGGCGACTACACGACCATCTCCGACGTGATCCTGGACACCCATGAGGATCCCGTCCTTCAGGAAGCCATCGCGATCGTCGGTGAGCAGGCCGCTTACATGGTCGAGCTCATCCGCTACGGCGTGCTGGCCGCCTCCACCAATGCCTTCTACGCCGGCGGCAACTCCGTGGCCACCGTCGACGAGAAGCTCTCCCTGTCCTTCCAGCGCAAGATCACCCGCGCCCTGAAGCGCCAGCTGGCTAAGCCGATCACCTCCGTGGTGAAGAGCACCGCGAACTTCGGCACCGAGCCGATCGCGCCGGCTTACATTGCGATCACCCACCCCGACGTCGAGTCCGACATTCGGGACATGACTGGCTTTGTGCCGGCCGAGAAGTACGGCAGCGTGCAGCCCTTCGAGGGTGAGATTGGTAAGGTTGAGGACGTGCGTTACCTCACCTCCACGGTCGTGCAGGTTGCGACCGACAGTGGCGCCTCGGTTAGCACCACTGGCCTGACCACCTCCGGTACCAAGGTCGACGTCTACCCGATCATCTACCTGGGTAAAGACGCCTATGGTCTGGTGCCCCTTAAGGGCAAAAACGCCATCACCCCGATGGTGCATAACCCCACTGTCAGTGACTCCGATCCCCTGGCCCAGCGCGGCCACGTCGGTTGGAAGACCTGGCAAACCGCGATCATTCTCAACCCCGCCTGGATGGCTGTGGCGAAGGTTGGTGTGACCTCTCTGTAAGATCCCGGGGAGGGCTTCGGCCCTCCCCTCAACCCACTGAAAGGTACAATTACTTATGAGTCTTTGGCAGAAGTCGAACGAAGAGTTAATAGGCCTGGCTGAAAAGTACAGTATTGAGGTTGAAGGTGAGACCCTCAACCGCAAGGAACTGATTCCGCTCCTGATCAACGCTATTGCCCAGTCGGGTGACCTCGCGCAGCCGGTCGCGCACGATGATGAGGGCAACGAGATCACTCCGGAGCCCGAGGAGAAGACCTTCGTGGTCCTCTTTCACCAGCGGGAAGGCCAGCCCAACTACGTGTTTCTTGGTCACAACGGGTGCGCGCACTACCTTCCCTGCGACGTCAAGTGGCGTCTCCCGGCCCGCTTCATGTCGGTCCTGCAGGATGCCGTCACAATCAAGGTCGTGCCCAATGTGGATAGCACCGGTAGGACCAAGGGTGTGAAGACATTCAATGTACCTGCTCTCAATTACACGATCTTCAACGAGGCGTAAAGGAATAGTCATTATGGCAGTCTACTCCAAGGAAATCATTGATGAGGCCGCTGGGATTCTGAATGATGTGGCGTTCAGTTATTGGACCAGCGGATATCATCTGGATAGCCTCAACTCGGGTCAGCTCCAGATCGCGCTGCTAAAACCAGATGCGAGTACCACTGCCAAGGCGTACCAATTAGCTGCCGGCGTCCGGCAAGGTTTGCCGGACGGCTCGGCCTCGTATCAGGACCCGGCAGCGGCCACGCTGCCGGCAGGACTCAAGTTGGTGCGGTTGGTGATGAATATGGGCACCACCGGCCTGGTGCCGGGCAGGGCCATCTCCATTATTGACATGGATATGCTCAGCTCGATCAGACCGACGTGGCCTGCCGATAGCGCCAGTGCAGTTGTGAAACACTTCATGTACGACGAGAAGGACCCTAAGTCCTTCTGGGTCTCGCCGCCGCAGCCCGCGAGCAGTCAAGGGTACGTTCTGGCCCTATATAACGCGGTCCCGGCCGACGTGGCCAGCTACGCCTCCAACGCTGCCATCTCCTTGGCCGATGAGTTCCGCCCGGCCCTGCTCAACTGGATCCTGTTCAAGGCCTATGCGCGAGATACCGACGAGGCGCACTCCAATCGGGCGCTGCAGTATTATGACGCCTTTTTGCAGGTTCTCAATCTCTCCAGCGCCATAGAGCGCGCCGAGGACCCCAATTACAAAGACAAGGCGACTTCCGCCTCTTATTAAGGAGATTGCCCGTGGCCCTCATCGAGAACTTCGTAAACCGAACCCTGCCAGATGTGTTTGGGTGTCCGCTACTCATCGTCGAGCAGGCCGTCTTTGACTCCCTGCGCGATTGGGCGGGCAAGACCTGGACCATCCGGGCAGGGTTTTCTGTTTCTGTCTCGTCGCTATTGAGTACCAACTCCGCGGCGAGGATCGATCTGTTTTCATCCATCCCGGACGATCACCGGGTGATAGCGCTGGATGACGTGAAGATCAACGGCAATCCCACCGAGTTAGTCTTACGTTCATTGGTTCAGATGCAGGACGAAAGCCTACTGAGGGTGGGGTCATTCAAATACCTGGATATCACCGATGACACTGTCGTGCGGATCTACCCATCTGTGGTGGGGGACATCTTCGATGGTGAGGTGATCTGCGCACCCCTGGAGAGTGCGCTGGAGGTGCCGGACATTCTCTACGACGAGTGGGTAGAGCCTATTGTGGCCGGCGCCAAGTGGCGGCTGTTGAGCATGCCGAACAAGGCCTGGTCAAACCCGGACTTTGCGCGCGAGCTGAAGACAACTGTGCGCCACGGGATGTTGGCCGCCAACCGCCGCTATAACAAGAACCGCACCCGGAGATCGCTTGAGGTGCAACCGAGGGGTTTTGGTAATGGCTAATTTTGGCACCGCCCTGTTTAAGGGCACGATCCCGAAGATGGAAGATCACGATCTGCCCGACGCTCATGGGGTGCTGTGCAAGAACGCGACACTGGATCGTGGGAGTATCGGCCCCATTAAGGGCACCACCCTGATATCAGATCTGGGTGAGGGCCCCTACCGGACCATCTACAAGATGGACAGTCTGTGGCTGAAGTGGAGCGGGGTCCGGGACGTGGTTAGGCAGAGATAGCGGAGAGTGATCACCGGATTTATTGGACCAGTGGAGCGCTCGATTATCCGAAGCAGACCAACGCCACCCTCGCCGCGGCTGCATTTAACACCCACCGCTTCGGGGTAAAGAGCCCACTGGACTGCTACCCCACTACCAGCGCGCTTACAATCGCCCCACTCGGGACTGGCGACGGAGAGGTCCTGCAGAATGTGTCGTACGTCTACACATACGTGGACGAGTTTGGGGAGGAGTCCGCACCATCCGCGCCCACAGCAAACTATGATGTGCAGGGCGGCCAGTACATCCAGCTGGCAAATTTTCAGATCCCGAGCAAGCCTACGTGTGGGAGCGTGATCACCTCAGTACGGGTGTACCGGATTGAGGACGATGGGGTGGGCGGAGCCCAGTATATGCTGATCGCCGTCCGGCCGACCAACCTGAGCACCGCAGAAGCCTACGCTGTCCTGGCGTCGCTACTCCCCACCACCTCCTCTGTGGTCTACGACGCGAATGCAGCCGTCAGTCCCACCGGGCTGACCACATCGATCTCCGAGTCCCTCCCGTCCGAGAGTTGGCTCTACCTCACCGCCACCGCAACAAATCTCATCCAGTGGCAGAACGGGATCCTGGCGGCCACCGTCAATAACGAGATCTACGTGTCCGAGCCGCTGATCCACTACGCGTGGCCGCTGGCTTACCGTAACCTCACACAGCATGACGTGGTGGGTCTCGGAGTTCACCGGGAGGCCCTCATTATCACCACCAAGTCTTACCCGTACCTGCTTCTTGGCTCAGACCCGGAGAACACCACACTGGAGCGCCTCCCGTTCAAACAAGCGTGTTTATCGAAGCGCGGGATCCTCTCGACGGATCAGGGGGTTATGTACCCGTCACCTGACGGGGTCTACCTGGTAGATGGCACCAATGGGCGGATTGCTACAGCACACCTGCTCACCAAGGAGCAGTGGAACACCGACTACTACCCCTCTGAGACGCTGAGTTTCTCCTACGACGATGAGGCCTACTTTTGGCGCACAGGGTACCCAACCGGTTGTATTTTGGACCTGGCGAACCACGACAGTCTGCGCCAGATCGACATGGGGGTCTACCATGGACTCTGGCACACCTTCTATGACGCCGAGAACGACGTGCTCTACATGCTGATCTGGAACGCCAAGACGGAGACCTACCAAATCGTTTCGGCATTTACCAGCAGCACACTGCTGCCCTTTCAGTGGAAGTCTAAGGTCTACCGTTACCCGCAGCCCATCTCTATGAGCACGGCCAGGGTATTGGCTGAGTTCAGCTCCGGGGTGACCTTTGAGGTGTACGCCGATGGGGTACTGACCTTCAACCGGACGGTCACCAACGACAAGCCATTCCGTTTGAGGGGTGGTTTCCGGGCTCGTACCTGGCAGGTGTACCTGAGCAGCAAAGACAAGGTGACGGCCTACCAGGTGGCAACCTCTACCGACGAGCTTTTAAGGACACCAATCAATGCCAATTATTCTTCCTCCAATTCCTTCAGTACCTAAGGACCTGGACAAAAATCTCACCAGGTTTCTGGGGTCTGTTAAGACC